CGGTGCCGGTGAATATCTAGAAGTTGCCGAAAATCTTCAAACAACTGCGCAGTTTGATCCAATTTTTGGTAAGGTCCAAACATCATACGGATGGAATAGGGAAAAATATCCAAATTTCACAACCTCCGTTTCAGAATATCTAGTAAGCGTAAAGTATGATGAACCTAAAAAATTGTCAACGAAAGAAGACAGACAAAACTTTGCGGCTATATTTAAAAATCTAGCGGAGAAATTAAAATGAGTGGTGAAAATCTTTTCGGCTGGGTTTATGATCCAGCTAAAGTTGAAGAAGTAATGGAATCTCTACCATTTCCAATATTTAATGATGTATGGGCACCAATTAAAGATAGTGGAAAAGGTAAAAAGATTTTTTTATACGAAGTGATACGCAAAGTTGCTGGTACTTTTCCCATGAGAAAACAAGATATTGGAGATTGTGTTTCACATGGGGCAGCATACGCTGTAGATGCTGTTAAGTGTGTTGATATTTTTCTAAAGAATGAATTTGAAGAATGGGTTGCTGAAACTGCTACCGAAGATATTTATGGTGGCAGTAGAGTTCAAATTGGTGGCGGTAGAATTTCTGGCGATGGTTCAGTGGGTGCATGGGCCGCAAAGTATGTTAATACATATGGCGCATTGCCGCGACAAAAATACGGAGACATTGATCTAACTAATTATAGCGGTTCTGTTGCTCGCACATTGGGAAGAAATGGAGTTCCTAAAGAACTATTAGAAATAGCTAGACAACATCCAATTCATGTCGTATCAAGAGTTGATACATATGAACAAGCAAGAGATTTGATTTGTAATGGATACGCTGTAACAATAGCAAGTAATCAAGGTTTTTCATCTAGAAGGGACGAAGAAGGCTTTGCCTCTCCTCAAGGAAGCTGGGCTCACCAAATGTCTATACTCGGTGTTGATGATGAATATAAGCGCCCAGGTGTTTTGGTTCAAAATTCATGGGGCGTATGGAATGGTGGTCCAAAAAGAAATAATCAACCTGACGGATCTTTCTGGGTAGATGCAGAAGTTATAGAAAAGAGAATTTTAAGCCAGGGTGATTCATGGGCTTTTAGTAGTTATGAAGGCTTTAAACCTAGAAAATTAAATACAAGGATTATATAATGAAAACTAGCACATTAATATTGCTCGTTTTTTTATTAGTAACATTTTTACCTTTACAATTTTTTGGTAATGATCTTAAAGAAAAGAATAAATTTCAATTTGATCATGCAAAGAATGAGGGCTATATAGCCCATATAGTAAATTCTTACAACCCGCAGTCTACTCCAAATGTACTTCCAGATGACTCTAAATGCGACTGTAGGGGCTCAAAAACGATGGTTCATGGCGATGGTCATAGAACGCCATGTCAATGCTATAACGAAGGTGATGGAGCCTGCGATTGCGTAAAGAAAGAAGCCGGTATATACTACGGCGCAGAATTAAAAAAAAAACTGAATGAGCCTGAAAATAAGTTTTTGACAAAACAAATACTATTGTTTACATCTGACTCCTGTTTGCCATGCTTACAATTTAAAGAAACTGAAATCCCGCAATTAAAAACCGCTGGATGGCAAATAGGAGAAGGATTAGATAACCATATTCGTCTAGTTAATATTGACAATGACGCTACGTTGTATAAAATGTATGGTAAGTCTAGAAAAATACCACTATTTGTTTTATTTGAAAATCAAAAGGAAACCAAATCATTAATCGGATTTCAAAAAGCAAAAAATATATCTGACATGTGGAATCAATAATGAATCCATACGACATACTACATGTCTTGTTTAACGACGATGGATATTCAAATGAATTCATATCTATAAGCATATCAGATCCTGTAAATATAAATATATCTAAAAATGAAAATAGATATATAATTCAATTTGATGGAAACAGGCCCGTATTAAAAATCAAAAAGATATTAAAAGTGTCTATAAAAATATCTAGCATCATACTAGAAGAAGAATCAGGCGTACTTGTGTTAGATAATTTCCCAGACATACCAATTAAATACGAATGGCTGTTTCCTGCTGAAAAAGAATAATTTTGCTTGGATTTGATTTGCTTACTAGATACTATATTTACTATCTTAACAGTATCTTACTATTGAATTACAAAGGGATAAGATGGCTAAAAATACGAATATGGGCAAGAAGTTTTTGTCTGATCTCAAGCTTTATTCAGACTATTTGAATTGGAACAATGAACTTCAACGATATGAAAACTGGGAAGAAGCATGTGAGGATATAATTGATGGTCATAGAAAGTTTTACGACCAATATTATGATGACGAATTTGAAGAATACCTATCTTCAACTCTTGATTCTCTAAAGTCGCAGACTGTTCTAGCCTCTCAGAGAAATCTGCAATTTAGATATCCCCAATTGTTGCAGCATAATGCTAGAATTTTTAATTGCACCGTTGTACATGCTTGTCGCCCCAGAGTATTTCAAGAAATATTCTATCTAGGATTATGCGGTTGTGGAGTTGGCGCTTCTCTACTAAAACCGTTCATAAACTGTTTACCAAAGATTAACATTAGATCTTTGGGAACTAAGACATTTGTAATTCCGGATTCTATTGAGGGCTGGGCTGACGCCCTTGGTGTTTTAATGTCCTCGTATTTTGATGATGAGCAACCCTTTCCAGAATATGCTGGATATGAAATAAAGTTTGATTACTCATTAATCAGAGAAAAGGGTACATTTATTAGTGGCGGCTTTAAAGCCCCAGGTCCAGACGGATTAAAGGCATCTCTAGAAAAGATAGAAAAATTATTGGAGCATTGGATTAAAACTGAAGGAAATACAATGCGACCAATATTAGTATATGACGTTATATGTAACGCATCAGACGCTGTACTTAGCGGTGGCGTAAGAAGGTCTGCATTGTCAATGATAGTTGATCCTAATGATTCTGAAATGATTCATGCTAAGATTGGTAATTGGAGACAAGAAAATCCACAACGAGCAAGATCAAACAATTCAGTATTGATTCCAAGAAAGTCTAGTGATGATAAATTTTTTAAGAAAATCGTAGGATTAAACGAGGGTGATAACGATATTGGTTTCGTATTCTGCAATACTTGGTTCGACGTATTTAATCCATGCTTCGAAATAGGTTTTACCCCTGTAGATGTAAACACAGACTTGACCAAGATTGAATACGACGACATTGAACCTTGGACAATGAAAAACAAATCTAAGTTTGGCGTTCAGATGTGCAATCTTAACGAAATAAATGCAGAAAAATGCCAAAATGAAAGTCAATTTTTAAAAGCCTGTAAAGATGCTGCTATACTTGGAACACTTCAGGCTGGCTATACAAATTTCCCATACTTGGGCTCAAGAACAGAACAACTTGTTGAACGCGAAGCTTTGCTCGGTGTTAGCATTACCGGATGGATGAATAATCCCAAGCTATTTGACGCTGAACTGCTGCGTCGTGGGGCTAAGGTTGTGATTGAAACAAACCAAAGTCTTGCAAGAAAAATTAATATCAATGCCGCAGCTAGAACTACATGCGTTAAACCATCGGGCAATGCTTCCGTTATATTAGGAACAGCTTCTGGAATCCATCCAGAGCATTCCGAAAGATATTTTAGAATCATGCAATTAAATAAAGATTCAAATACCGCAATTTGGTTAAGCCAACACATGCCATTTTTACTTGAAGAAAGTGTGTGGAGTGCAAACAAAACGGATTATGTCGTATTTGTCCCGATAGTAAATCCCAAAGATGGTTTGTTTAAAAAAGATATGAAAGGAGTAAAACATCTTGAACTCATTAAACTTGTTCAACAAAATTGGATTGTTCCTGGCACAAATCCTGAACTTGGAATATGCAAGGAAACAACTCATAACTGTTCCTGTACCGTCATTATTGACAATAAAGAAGAAATCGTAGATTATATATGGACTAATCGAGATAACTTTACAGCCATTAGCTTTATTAGCGATTATGGCGATAAAGATTTTAATCAAGCGCCATTTACATCTGTCTTAACAGCAGAAGAAATATTTGAACAATATGGTAAGGGCGCTTTATTTGTATCCGGATTAATCGTTGATGGTCTTCACTATTTTGATAATAATCTTTGGCAAGCTTGTGATTATCTATTGAATGCAGAGTTAGCAATCTCTGGCACTAGAGAACAAACGATGTTAAAGAAATATTGGCTTAAAAGAGCTAAGCAATTTGCTAAAAACTATTTCAAGAGTGATATGAAGAAAATGGTATACTGCTTGAAGGAAGTTCATTTGTGCCATAAGTGGGAGACAATCAATCGCCAAATGAAAGAGGTTGATTTTGGAAATATACTAAATAAACCAGAATATAAAGATGTTTCAGAATATGGCGCCATGTCTTGTAGCGGTAAAGATGGCTGTAGTATAAATCATATATAATTAATTTCTTATAATCACAATAAATAGGATCGTCAATATGATAGGATTAAGTTACTCTAACGATACGTTGAATTTTTTGCAAGTTAAGTGCGAATTATTAAATAGTCATGGAAAAGCCCCAACAAGGGCACATTCATCTGACGCTGGATGGGATTTATATTCATCTGAAGATGCCGTAATTCCTGCCGCAATGAGAGGCGTTGTAAGAACTGGAATCGCTATTGCTATCCCAGAAGGATTTGTAGGTTTAATTTGGCCGCGATCTGGATTGTCGGTCAAAAAAGGCATAGACGTATTAGCCGGTGTTATAGACGCTGGTTACCGTGGAGAAATAATGGTGTGTTTATTGAATACCGATAAAACCTTTGATGTCAATATTAAGCGTGGTGACAGAATAGCGCAAATTCTCTTTCAAGAAGTGCCAACATTCACCATGGAAGTGGTGGATAAATTAGATAATACAATTCGCGGAGAAGGAAAGTTTGGTAGTTCAGGACATTAAATACTTTTCTAAATAGAAAGATTTTTATGACCAGACGAAAAGAAAAACAACAAGAACAACATTCAAATCAAAAAATTAAAATTGTAGAAGGTAAAACAAATAATCAAAAGGAATATATAAGATCAATTATTGAGAATGAAGTTATTTTTTGTTCTGGTCCTTCGGGATGTGGAAAATCGTTTATTGCGGCTGGTATAGCCGCCGAACATTTACACAGGGGCGATATTGAGCAGATAATAGTAACAAGGCCAATCATTTGTACCGGTAAAGAAATAGGCGCACTACCTGGAGATCTATCTGAAAAAATAAATCCATACTTAATGCCAATGCAAGAAAATTTTAGATTCTTTCTTGGGCAAGCTTTTTATGGTTTATATGCAAATGAAAAAAAGATAAGGTATGAGCCTATAGAAATAATGCGTGGCGCCACGTTTAATAACGCTTATATGATTTTGGATGAAGCTCAAAATTGTACATTTGATCAAATAAAAATGTTCATAACTAGAATGGGCCAAAATTCTAAAGTTTTAATTAATGGCGACACAAGACAAACTGACCTAAAGGGAAAGAGCGGCCTATGGTCTTGTATGAATAAGCTTAAAAATATTGAGGGGATATCTATTGTAAATTTAGATAACTCTGATATTCAAAGACACGGAATGATAGGAAAGATATTAAACGCTTTGGAGAGTGATGATTATGCCAACTTATAATTTGTATTGCCATGATTGCTTGCAAGAAATAGAAATAGAATGTAGAATATCTGATTACGATAACCGTATGAAAAATATTGTATGTCCAAACTGTACTTCTAGAAATGTATACAGAGATTATGTAAGAGATAATATTTACTCGTCTGTTCGAGATGTTAAAACTATAGGTCAGCTAGCAGATAAGAACTCAAAAGAAAATAAAAGTAAGATACAGGAAATAGAGGCGCAGAAACCTAAAAAGCAAACCCCCTGGTATCATAATGCTGGAGGGGCGAGCCCGCAGGAAATAAATAAAATGACAAAGAAACAAAAGAAAGACTATATAATGAAAGGCAAGAAATAATGGAGTATATTAACAAAAGTTTTATTGTTAATGAAAATAAGTCAGAAATACTTTTTGATAGATATGGACAAAAGGTAGAGGATGGAAAAGAAAAAAATTACGCAAAAATTGTTGTAAATGACAATGTTGAGTCCTATTATATTAGGACGTATCAGAATATGCCTTACGATCCATTAGGAGCCTATAGTCGTAGGGAAATATTCAGAGATACAAAAATGCACAGAGTATCAAAAAATACTTTTGATTTTTACATGATGTATCTAGGAACAAATAATTCTATTTATTTAACTAAGGCTCAAAGGGGATTTATAAATGACTAAAAAGGGACCACTTAGTAAAGCCGAAGCCTTTTATATTAAACACCACTACAAGGTTAATGATGTAGATGAATTGTCCAAAGAATTGAATAGGGCTAAAAGCCTAGTAGAATCTCATGTAATCAAATGCCGCAAAGAAGACGAAAAAAATGAAGTTTTGAGCGTATCAAATCAAATGGGTTTTAGAAAAGGTTCAGCCGTAATGACTGAGGGTGCCGCCATTTTAGCTGATACGATTAAACGTGGACTTCCATCTAAGCCTTCAAATTGTGTGACTAAAATAAAATGAGCAAAGAAGAATGGCTTAATGCCTATAGAAAAAATAAAAATGCCATATGGATAAAGTGCCAACTTACCAATGGTGAAAATTTATTCTTCGATGAATTCGAAGGCTGGACGATAATAAAAGATAGGTGTGATAATGAAGGTCTATTTTTAGATAGCCTATCACTTCAATTCAGGTCGCACAAGGTAGATATAGACATATCTGATTGTGATGGCGTATATCTTATTAGATCCATCATGGGTCAAATGGGAAGTGATAGTAAGAACTATTTCACAAGTGGAAAAGTCTCCAAAGGTAAAGTCTATAAAAAAATGTGGTTAATTCCAGAATTGATTGTAGAAAAGGAATTTGAAGATGACGTTGAAGACTGTTTCTCAGAAGCAATTATCTATGACAAAAAGAAAAAGAACAGAGAAAAGTAAATATAAACACCAAAGCACTGGCGATCATTGCACATGCGCAGCATACGTTGCGGAAATAATGTGTATGAGAAACGCAGAATTTAAAAATTTAGGATCTTTACCTTATAAATTCTGGAGTAAAAAACCTTGGGACTGGACATTTAAAAAACAGTTATGGGCCGCTCAAAAGTTACTAAAAAACTATTCAGAGGCGGCTCTCGTTAAAGCTATTCATTCTAAAGAATTCTCTAGTATTTTTTCGTTAAATAACCCAAGGGTATTGCCAATACTAAAGAAGTATGAAATAATTGTTAGTCAAGAGCTATCTAAAAATCAAAAACTTGAAGTGAATGAAAAGCCCGAATCTAGAAAAAAGACATACGGCAAGAAATCAAAAATAAATAAATTAAGAGGAATAGAAAACAATGGCGAAGAAACTGAAGAGTAAAGTATTTGAAGATGATGTTATTAGCAATCAAATTAATTCTAAATTTGGAAATATCGTAGAGAGTGGAGAGAAGGTCTTAGAAGATCTTCAAGAATTAAAAAAGATAGGAATATCTCCATCTTTAGATATAGCCCTTGGTGGTGGGCTAAGAGAGGGAAGTTGCGTAGTAATGACTGGCGATCCAAAGACTGGAAAAGATCAACCTTTATCAGCAATCGTCTATACTCCAGATGGGCCAAGAAAAATGGGCTCATTAAAAATTGGAGATATAGTTTGTACTCCAAATGGCGGAGAAACCGCAAGAATAAATGGAATTTACCCTCAAGGTATAAAAGATGTTTATAGAATATCTTTTAACGATGGCACATTTGCAGAATGTGGTATAGATCATTTATGGAAAGTTTGTAAAAATTATCATGGAAGAAATGACGAGTGGGTAGTCTTACCTTTAAGACAAATAATAGAAGAGGGTTTATTCTATAGCGATAGACCAAAATGGAAGATTCCTATTTGTAAACCGGTTTATTTTGACTGTAAAAATCTTGAAATAGATCCATATATACTAGGATGTTTAATCGGAGATGGAGGACTATCACAAGGAACTCCTATTATTACTACAGCAGATGATGAAATTTTAGAAGCTTTTAAAAATTACGCTAAAGATAATGATCTGGAAATTCATCATAAATCTAAATATGACTATTCTATAGTTGGATATGGAAAAAATATAAATAATTTAACTAATAAATTAAGAACATTAAATCTTATGGGTAAAAAATCACATTCAAAATTTATTCCACAAGATTATCTTTATTCATCTATAAATGATAGATTTGAATTAGTTCGTGGCTTAATGGATACTGATGGTTATAATGACAATGGTAAATCAGCAGAATATAGCACTGCGTCTTATGCTTTAAGTATTCATGTTTCAGAATTATTACGATCACTTGGTTATATGGTTAAAATAAAAGAAAGAATGACAAAATGCAACGGAAAAGAGTTTAAATCTTTTAGATTGTATATCTCTGGAGATGATATTAATCAATTATTTAAAATTAATCGTAAAAAGTTTTTAACAAAACGAATAAAACCAGAACTATTTAAAACTATAGTAAAAGTTGAACTTGTCAGAAAAGAAGAAACTCAATGTATTTTTATTGATCATCCAGATCATCTTTATTTAACTGATAATTTTAATGTTACTCATAATACTACCACTGCTTTATATTTTGCCGCAAAAGCACAAGCTCTAGGCAAGAATGTTATTTATTTCAATACTGAAGGCAGAATAACAAAAGAAAATTTTATTGGTATCAAGGGACTAGATCCGTCAAAAATAAAAATAGTACAATCAACCGATGAATGCCCACTAGTTTCCGCTGAAACGTATTTGAATGCCCTTGAGATTTATGTTAAAAGCAGCCCAGACTTGGTTGCTATAATTGATTCAGCTTCTAATATGGTTCCCAAAGAAGAATTAGACGGTGAGATCAGAACTGGTGTTAGAAATTCATTACCAAGACTACTGTCAATGTTCTTTAAAAGAATAAGTGGTGATGTAGCTAGAAATAAAGCTATTCTAATATTTATCACCCACAATATAGCTAACACAAGCGGATCAAGATTCGCGCCACAAAAAATTGCTGACTGTGGAAATATGATGCAATATCAAGCTGGAACCAATATGGTAATTACACATAGAGGTAAATGGCTAGCTTCTGGGGCGTCTGTAAATGAAGATGAAAAGTCTACTGGCCCACACGTTGGACAAATTGCCAATTGGATAATAAAGACATCTGCCGCAGGTGGAAAGCCCATGACAACAGCCGAGTCATGGATTAGATATGGCGTTGGTATAGATGAAGCCCAAGAAATAGCTCAATTAGCTAGTCAATTTAGTATGATAAAGAAAAGCGGAGCGTGGTACGAAATATCTACTGCGATAGACAACAAAGATGATCCAGCCATTAAAAACATTTTAATTAAAAATGATATAGACCTGAATAATGATGAGGCCGTTCAAAAGTTTTTTAGATTTCAGGGCATACAAAAAGTTACAGATTTCCTGACCGAAAATGAAGATTTGAAAGATTATATTTATAATCAAATCAGAGAGATACTATGAAAGTAAAGGGATTAAATAATAAAGTATATATTATTGATTCAAAAAAATATGTAATTAAAAATAATGACACTAGAAAAAAAAGATCTTCATTTCACATAATGGCAAGGGATTTATTAAAGGATGTCTTTTGTGGATATTTGATTTTAGAAGAGGTTAAACTTCCAGGTTCCACCTGCCCCAGTAAAAAATCCGTCCTATTCCTTGACTTTCTCGTTCCAACATTTAATCTAGGTATAGAAGTTCATGGAAGACAACATTATGAATATTGTCAATTTTTCCATAAAACTAAAGCTGGATTTTTAGATCAAAAAAGAAGAGACTCAGTAAAAGAAAGCTGGTGTGAACTAAATAATATAAATTTGATAGTTTTTAATTATGCAGATGATATCCAAATATGGAGAAAGCAACTTGAATGCATCTGAGCGTTTACAAAAATTTATAGAAAATATAGATTCATATATAGAATCTAAAAATTTTATAGGTCCAAAATTTAGTCAAGAATTTAAAATTGCAGATGAACTAGACCTTGAAAAATTAAATTTACTTACAAAAGATGAATGTTTTTCATACGCTTTTATGCTATACCAATACGCTGATTTTATAGCCACTGAATTAAATAAAAACAAATCTGTCGTGTGGTATTGCGAAGATTCTTTAAATAAGATTCTTGCATCGGAAGTGGATAATATGCCGCAGTACACAAAGCATGAGATAAAAGCTGCCGCTATTCTAAAAGAAAATGAAGTAGCGAAAAAAATAAACGAATGGAAAATAATTGCTCAATGTAGGGTTGACTTATTGCAAACTAAGGAATATAATTCAAGAAGAAAGGCTGACTGTTTAATAGAAAAGGGTAAGAGGAAATGAGTAATTTTGATGATTTTTTAGATACATTATCAGATGAACAAAAACAAATGCTCTGGGAAAGCCTACAGGCAAAAAGAGTAGAGGAAAGGCCCACCCCAAAGGTGGAAGCTAAAACTCTTCCAAGTAAACGGCAATCAGTTATTGTTAATGAGAATTTTTTCGTAACACGACAGGGAGAAGAATCAAGGGGGAAAAGTCCGGTGAGAGCTAGAAAAAATCAGTGGCAAGACGAAGGCGAATTTAGAGATGTAGAAACTCCTAAAGGGGATCGAACACCTAGAAATCGCGAAAAGTCAAAGAAGGTAGAAGTAGAATGCCATGTGTGTGGCAGAGCATTTCAAGTTGATCCTCGATATATTTATGGTGATTATCAGAGATGTAATCGTTGCGTAGGACACTAATATGAATTTACAACTCACCGATGTAGGTGCAGAGCGTGCAGTCTTAGCTGGATTGTTCACATATGGAATTGAAGCGTATGTAGAAATATCTGATATTATTAATTACCAAACTTTTGGTCATTATAATAATCAAATTCTTTATAAGTGCATAGAGAAGATTCTACAAAGTGAGTCTCAGGTAGATTTACCATCTATTCTATCCGCAGCCCAACAACTGGGGCATTATGAATTAATAAATACTAAGCAAGAATTAGAATATATTCATTCATTGATGCAGTTTCCCATAAAAAAGAATAATGTAATCAATTTTGCAGCTCAAATTAAGAAGTTTGAGTTTGCAAGAAAGATTAAAAAATTAGCAGAAAAAATATCTAAAGATATCGAATCCATAAATGGTGACGAGAGCATTGATGATATTATCGGCATGGTAGAAAATCCCATAGTTGGATTTCTACGAGAAGATGATATATCAGAAAAGCCTCAAAACATTGGTGACAATGTTGAGGATTATTTCAATTTCTTGCTTGAAAATAAATGCGATCAAATAGGTATACCAACTGGCTTTCCTAGATATGACTCAGCTATTGGCGGCGGTCTTAGAAGAAAGTGTGTAGACCTTGTGTCAGCTAGACCCAAGGTTGGCAAAAGTGTTTTTGCTGATAATGTAGCTTTAAATATTTCTTCATCTGGCGTTCCAGTATTGATGTTAGATACTGAAATGTCAAAAGAGGATCATTTAAATAGAATATTGGCAAATCTTAGTGGTGTGCCCATTAATGAAATATCTACTGGTAAATTCTCAGAAGATGAAGAAAAGACTTTGAAAGTAAGGCTTGCTATAGATAAAATAAAGAACATACCCTATACATATGTTAGTGTGGCTGGAGCGCCATTTGAAAGCATTTTGAACACTATTAAAAGGTGGGTAATCCACAATGTAGGTCAAGATGAAAACGGAAGAACTAACGAATGTGTGGTAATTTATGATTATCTAAAACTAATGTCCTCTAGTTCAATTACTAATAATATCCAGGAGTATCAAGCTTTAGGTTTTCAGATCACCTCGCTGCATAACTTAGCCGTTAAATATGACTTCCCGTGCCTATCGTTTGTTCAATTGAATCGCGATGGTATTACTAAAGAAAGCACTGATGCCGTTAGTGGTTCAGATAGATTGATTTGGTTATGTACATCATTTTCTATCTTTAAAATAAAGTCTCCAGAAGAATTGGCGGAAGATGGGCCTAATGCTGGAAATAGAAAATTAGTACCCATTGTTTCTAGACATGGACCTGGAATGGAAGATGGAAATTATATTAATATGAAAATGTTTGGAGAATTATCTTCATTAAAAGAATTGAGAACTAGAGATGAGTTTAAAGTTAGCAATAACAACGATGGTGCCATAGAAGGTTCAGACTTACCATTTGAAGAGGACTGAGATGAGTTTGTATTTGATAATAATATCTACCGTGTGTTATTTCTTGACAGCGATAGGGAATCTAAGACAAAAAGACTTCCCACACGCTTTTATATGGTTTAGTTATGGTTTGGCTAACTGTGGTTTTATATGGTACGAGACTACCAAGAAGATAATAAATGAATAAAACATTTTTTGCTGCAAGTTTAGATAGGCACATGTTTATGAAAAACAATAATTTATACGATATGCAAATTGAAAATCTTATTCCAGATTTCTGTGACGATCTAGAGTTAGATCTTAGGTGTTCAAAACTTTTATCTGAAAAGTGCAAGAACTCAAAAGAATATAGCTATAAACTATATTCATCTTTATGTAATAACAAGTTTAAGAAAAACAATAATATTTGCAGCTATAGTTTTAGAGTAGTATCAGGCATAGTTGCAAATTTAAATGAATCAGGCGACTACATTGATTGGTATTGCTCAGGTTATGAAGGTTTAATTAATCAGGAAGTTATTGAAGATCTAAATAGTTTAGGCTGGGAATTACATGTTAAGCAAAATGAAAAACACTAAGCATCATTTTGATTTAAAGAAAATTAAAAATGCTATTTCTAATAATCTAGATTTATTACTAGATGACTTAGGTATAAAATATGAGACTTTTGATAAAAACTATTACTCTACATGTCCCATTCATGCGGGTAGCGACAATAAAAGGGCCATATCAATATCAAAAGATAGAATGACTTGGAGATGCTGGACTAGAGGATGTCATGAAAATTATGGAACTGACATACTACATTTTGTACAAGGCGTACTCTCCTCCAGATCTAATGAAAAAGTTGACTTTATAAAAACAGTAAAATATATCTGTAGGCTTTATAAGTTAAATTTAAAAGACAATTCACACACAAAAGTTGAGCATTTTGAAAATGAATTATATGAAATAACAAAGATTTTTGAGCCACAAAAAAGAATCATAACAGACATAAATATTCCTCAACTGAGCATATCCGACAGTTGTGATTATTTTATATCGCGTGGCTTTAAAGCTGAAACCCTTAAATACTTTGGCGTTGGAGATTGTCTTGATTCAGACTCAATAATGAAAAATAGGGCAATAATACCTATTCATGATAAACACAATAATGTCGTTGGTTATATTGGTCGCGCAATTAAGCCCTACATAACTCCAAAGTTTTTATTTTCCAAGGGGTTTAAAAAAACAGATCATCTATATAACTACAATAGAGCTATTGACATAGTTTCCGATACATCTACACTATTTCTAGCTGAAGGTCAAGGCGATGTTTGGAGGCTGTATGAATCTGGAGTAAAGAACTGCGTTAGCATATTTGGCAGGGAAATATCAGAGATTCAAAAACAACACATATTAAGTATGAACATAACCACACTGGTAGTATTAACAGATGACGATCAATCTGGAAGGGAATCTAAATTTCAAATACAAAGACAATTTAGTAGAATGTTTAGCTTAAAGTTCCCCAGATTGCCCAAAAAAGATATCGGGGATATGAAGATAGAGCAAGTACAAAAGGAAATATTAACACAGGTGAAAGGCTTATATTGATGAGTAAAATATTTGGTATAGCTGGAAGAAAACAATCTGGGAAAAATACAACCGCCAACATTATTCACGGTTTTGTCCTTATGGATAAAAATATGATAATGGATTTCAATATTGACCAGTATGGAACACTCTTCATAAAGACCAAAAATAGATTTGGCGATGAGGGATGGGGCGAA